ACAGGTGGCACATTAACTGGAACCCTTAATGCAAGATCTATCATACCAACTGCAAACAACACTTATAACTTAGGTTCTACTTCCTCACGTTGGGCAAACGTCTATATAAATGACCTAGACTTATCTAACGAGGGCAAATCAAATGATGTTGATGGAACATGGGGAAGCTATACTATTCAAGAAGGTGCGGAATCGCTTTTCTTGATTAACAGACGAAATGGCAAAAAATATAAATTTAATTTAACGGAGGTATCTTAATGGCTTATTTTGGAGAAAATGCTTGTGCTGCTTGGGTAAACTTTAACGGTGGCGGAACAGTTAGTATTCGTGATGATTATAACATTAGTAGTATTACGGATCATGGCACTGGAGATTATACCTGTAATTTTTCTAACAATATGTCAGATAGTAATTATGCGGTTGCATTAGCGTGTAAAAACTCAACTAATCATCAAACATCTGGAGCATCACGAGAAATGATTAGAATGACAGGTTCTAGTGGTTATAGTTCAAGCGGATTTAGGATAATTAATAGTAATGTTAATGCTCAAGCAGCTTATGACGTTGTAATTTTCTGTGCTGTTGTTTTTGCAGATAGCTAATATATAATTAATAAAACAATAATTTTTTTAAATGAAAGAGATTACAGAAAAACAAATTCTTCAATGGAAAGCTGAATTAGATAGTCATAAAGCAAAACTAAAACAAGCTCAAACTGTTGTAGAACAAGAAATAAAATTCATTTCAATGATTGAGGGCGGTATTCAGTTTGGGGAGGCTTTGTTGAGGCAGAACGAACAAGAAGTCCAGCCATTAGATAAAGAGGTGCAAGACCAACAATCAGAAACAGCACCATCAAAGAAATAGGTGCTAAAGCCTTTACTAACGCTTCTTTTATCATGTTTCAAAAAATCTGTAACTATCTCTCTATACTATCTACTGTTTTAGTATTGGGAATACTTGGCGGTGGATTCTTTACATATAAGTATGTAACGTCAGAACAATTCAAAGCAAAAATGATGAATCAAGTGCTTGAAAATGTACAAGGACTTATGGGTGATGTTTTGCAAAAAGGATTACCTGATTTTACTGGCCCATCTTTACCAGTACCACCAACAATTAATAAACCAAAAATATGAATTGTTGGCATTGCAAGTCAGAATTAATTTGGGGTGGCGATCAAGACTTGGAAGAAGACACGCAATATTCTATGGTTACAAATTTATCTTGTCCAAAATGTTTTGCTTATGTAGAAGTTTATCTTCCTAGAGATGCCTACGATTAATCAAATCCCTAATACAGCAATACCTCGCATACCAATAATAGAGATACCTGTAGAGCAATCATTACCAAATACTATTCATGTAACTAGAACATTACCTCCAGCGTTAACAATGCCTTGCGTAACTCTTAGAAACGATGGCACAAAAAACAGTCAGCTATTTGTAGATGATCCTAGTGGTAATAAATTAATATGTCCTTTACCATCTTATGTGCCTTTGCAATATGATAAGAAAAAGATTTTATTAGTAGAGGAACAAAAACCTCCAACTAATGTAGAACCTACAGAGACAAATGTAGAGCAACCAGAAGTTCCTAATGTACCACCAGAGAAACCACCATGTCCAGATCCAAAAAAAAATAATCCAAGAATAGGAGATCTAAATGCAAAAGGAACAGAAAAAGTTGTTGGATTTAAATGGGTAGAAGAAACAAAAGAATGTGTTGTGCAGTATGAAGCTACAACAATAGTCGAAAAATATCTTCCAAGCATTAACACAGTATCAACAACATTTGCCATAACAGTTGTAGCAACTACGGCTGCAACTCTTACACCAATACTAAACAGAATACTTAAACCTTTATTTAAGCAAGCTA